TCGAGATACGCGTTGGGAAGGTAGAACACCGGAACACCTTGGAGGTTCCGGTCAAAGGAAACACCTTCAATGTCCTCATACCGCTTCAGGAAGTACCAGGGGCGGTAAGCAGGGCGCAGCGTTGCGCGCCCTTCTGGGTTGCCTCTGTTGCTCTTGGTGCGGAACAGAACGAACTTGGCGGCAGGAATGAACTTCACCTCCGTCGAGGAAGTCACTTGCTGGAACACGCCAGCGAGCGTCCCATCCGGCCACCACAGCCACTCCTTCAACGTCTCCTGAGGCCGGATGCCAAGGTCACGCAGGCCAATCCTTCCGTCGTCAAACTTGCTGTGCATGGTGTGGTCAGCACTGAACCCAGACCGACGCTTCAGGTTGATTTCAAAGAGCGAGTGACCAAACGGGATGAAGCTCACCACGTCGGAAATGAGTTCCTGAAACGTGAGCAGCATGTCGTCGAACACGCCGTCAAGGAACACCGCTTCCTCCTTGCAGCGGTCACTGTTGTCCTTCTCCCGCGCCTTCCACTTCACCTGGGCAATGGTGCTCTCCATGAGCAACAGCGACGACCCGACGACGGAGTTGTTGTCTTGCATCTCCCGGTAGGTCTTGATTGCCCGCGAGCCCTTGAGGTTGGGGAGGTACTCGGTGTCAGGACGTCCTCGGTTCCCATGCGGCCTGATTCCTGCCTCACCAATCACGTCGAACATTGCCATGGGATCACTCCTGGGAAAGCGGGTTGGTACGGAAGCCGACGGTTGGGTCTGGCATAACCAAAGCCACGTCCGCCACCTCTGCGTTGCAGTAGGCTACAGCGTCCGCTTCATCGGGTGAAGGCATGCCTCTTGCCCGCATGTCTTCCTTGCTCTCAATCTGGATGAGCCCCTTCGGGTTGATGCGGTACTGGATTGCGGTCAGCTGCGTGGTCAGGTCGTCATCGAATGGAAGCGCAATCGGTGACTTCCCTTCTGGGTTCAGGTCTTCCCTGAGCTTCCAGAACCACTCGGCTCTGGCGTTGATGAACTGGTCTGGGTCACGGGCACGCATCCCGCCACGCATCTCCACCACCATGCTCCCTAGCTTGTCGTGGAGTTGGTCAAACGGGCCTGCTCCCAAACCATCACCGTCAATGCGGATCTGCCTGACCACTCCCTCTCCCTCCTGCTTCACGAAGTGGAGGATGTGTCCAACCAGTTCCGTGGTGGACAGCTTCCGCTTCCTCACCAGTTGCCGGATGCCCTGGCGCTTGGTTGCCGTGTAGTGCCCCACGGCGGTCACGCTGGAGTCGGACCCGTAGCGCGCCACATCCTGCCCAAGGCGCTCGGACTGAACCCACCCCCTGTACTCCACGGCTGAAGGTGGAAACGCCTCCGTGGCCTCCTCCAGCGCTTCCCAGCGGGCATTGGCAGCCTCGACCCAGGACAACGGGATGAGCTTGTCGTCGGACACGTCTGGGAACTTGGCCAGCACGCGGGAGATGAACAGCGGGCTATCCTCTCCCCACTTCTCCCACTTCTCACGGACCCAATGCGGTGACACCAACCACGGGGTTGGCATGGGGCCGGTGATCTTGTCCTTCCACTCACCGGAGCGAATGTCCGCCAGCGTGATTCCAAACGCGGTGAAGTTGGGAGTCTGAAACGCGTCCACGCTGAACTTACTCACACCCTTCTGTTTGAACGCGTTTCCAAAGTCTCCGCTCTCATCCGTTGGGTTTCCGATGAGGAGCATGCGCGCGTTCTCGCCAGTCATCAGCGAGTCAATGCCTTCGAAGATTGCAGGCATCACGCCGCATGCCTCATCAGCAATGACGAGCATGTTCTCAGAGTGGAAACCCTGGAATCGGTTTGGGTCGTAGTCCGGTGCGGTGAATCCCCAGGCAAAGTGGTCTGCGGAGAGAGTCAGCTTGGTGGCTCCAAGCACGCCGTTCAGCGGTGACCCGCGTGCGGCAGCCCGCTTGTGGAGCTTGGCCACTTCACTCCAGATGATGCCATCCACCTGACGCTTGCTTGGTGCCGTTGTGACGACCTTTGCCGGTGCATGCGTGTAGAGCCACCAAAGGACGACCACGGCAGCCTCAAGGCTCTTTCCGATGCCGTGGCAAGACTTGGCAGCGGTGATGCGGTTGTCCACAATGGACTGCATGATTTCGGCTTGCGCGGTCCACAGGTCGATCCCGAGAACCTCCTTGGTCCACCTCACCGGGTTCCGCTGGTAGAAGCGCAACGCGGCGAGCGCGCCATCAACGTCAATCTGCATAGACCACCAAGATGAAGCGCACGTCCACCAAACGCCCTCCCCACTTTGGCTCAATGTAGAAGGACCGCTTCACCAGCATTCCAGATTCGACGAGCCGGTTGAGCAGCCGGTACAAGCGACCGCTTGCGTTCTTCCACCCAAGTGCACGCGCAAGACCGTTCCCGCTCATCCCTGAAGAACCGCTGTCATTGAGCACGCGCATCACGTCCACAGCATTGGCGTCGATGTACTCACCGTCATGGTTGCGTTCGTTAGGGAGGAGTTCCCTGCGGACGCGCTTGCCTCTGATGATGACGGTTCGATGGGTGCGCTTGGTTGTTCCCACCTTGATGCAGCAGTCTTCCAACCCAGCACCCATCAGCATCCCGATCTTCACGATGGACGCACCAAGGTTCTCAATGGATGGCTCGTCACACGTCACGCTGTCTGGATGTCCGGTTGGGAACAGGTTACCCATTGTGTTCCCCGAGCTTTGGCTGTGTTCCGACGTCAGCATGGACGCTGATTGAGACAGCCAGGATGGACGGGATTTCACAATTCACGCATGCAACGTGAGCGCGCGCCCTTGTGTGGTTCACCAGCACAACGTCATCGCAATTCATTGCGTGGCAACCAGGGCAACGCCAGTACACACCATCAAGAACTTCGGACGCTGGCATCTCAGGCATCGAGGTTGAGACGGCGCGTCCAGTTTCCTTCAGCGGCTCGGAGTCCTTGACCAAGACGCTCGGGAAAGAGGTCAGGGAGGGAGGAAGCAAGTTCCACAGCAGGGCCACCACACGCCTGAAGAACATGGAGAACCACCTGGGTGCAGATCATGGCGTTCTTGAACGCGTCCATGCGCCCAAGGAAACGCAGCTGATGGAGGAGCGGGAGGAAGGACGCAGCGGCGAGCGCCTGCCCTGCAATCTCCAGCCAGTCATATTGCGTTCCTGTGAGAGCACGCGCCTTGGCAATCCCAGCCTCGGTGTCCAGCCCGGTGATTTCCCATGCTGCCGTGGGTGGCCCGAACGCCCAATGCGGAGGGAACCGCTTGGTGTCCCCGGTGAGAGGCTGGACCAGCGCCGGGAACCGCTCCATGGCCCGCCACGTTGCCCCGGGTGAGGTTCCGTCCAGCCTCCACAGCTTCCCATCACCCATGTCGCAAACGACGTAGGTGTGAGTGCCTGGAGCGTCTGGTGAGATGCACCAGCCTGAAGGAACCTTGGCCTGTGTTCCAAGGTCGATGAGGTTGGAGCCAATGGCTGGAGGTGACCGCTGGATGACGGCGTAGAGCTTGGACATGGCGCGCACCATGTCACTCCCTGAAGGTGAACGTCAAACTTGCTCAGGGAACTCGGTATTCAGGACAACCACAACCGGCGTACATGCAGACGGTTTCACCTCCAACGACGACGTGAGATTTTTTTGCATGACGGCAGGAACAGAGTGGAGTCAGGTCGATCTTGGGTTTGACCCGTCCCTTGCTCGGGCTTCGGTGGATGCACGTTCTCATCCGCACATGGCAGTCGGGGCACATGATGGGCTTGGTCACTTCTTGCTCCTTAGTGCATCCCACTTCCGCTTGATGTTCTTCCGACAGATGGTGCAGCGGACATGCAGCGGGCGGGTGGCGGATTGCTTCCACTCTCCATGCTCGGAAATGGGATGGCCATTCCGGCAATGGGTCTCGCCTCGGGCACCTCTACTGGGCCGGGGGCGCATGGGCCGCTGCCTTCTTCTTCTCGTAGTGGCGTTTCTTCCGGTCCCTGATGCACTCATTGCACCGGGTGGTCTCGCCGTCGGAAACGCGCGTTTTGGACATGTCGTGGAGGCCTGCGCGGCACATGGTGCGCGGCTTGGCGCCGCAGCCCTTGCCGCGAAGCGTCTGAACGCGGGCGTCGAAGCGGCTCATGACTTCTCTCCTCACCAGGCGTTGTCAGCGGCCAGCAGTGCCGCGCGCGCGTCGGATAGAGACTTGTGCAACTGCGCGTTCTCCG